TGATGACTTCAATCGCAGTTGACCAACGAGGTTGTGGCCTTGGTAAAACCACAGTGGGAATCTATACCCAGATCCGCAATAATATGTTATCAGGCGACCACACCATGGTGGTGGTTCCCAGTATTCTATTACAAAACGAATACCAGCGGCACTTCACCACGGCACGAATCATCAATAACACCATGGGCAATACCACCGATCTAGTTACTGATGCCATGAGACGCAATGATAGCCTGGTTATCATCACCCACGCGGCGTTCTATCGTATTCAGTCAACAGGATATCGGAATAACTATCACCTTATAATTGACGAGGCACTCGAAGCTGTTATCAAATATAACTTCATTGACCACGAAGAAGAACGAGATCGCTTTCATTTGAATTGGCAGGAGATATTCGGCATTGATTCGTATACCACTCAGTTATTCGCACTGAACAATTCCAATACTGACTGGCATCGGCTGACATTGCTGGCAACACCAGACCATGTTATTCTAAATGCCAGCAATGTCTTCAAAGAACTGATTGATCCTAACTATATTCACCATACCACTCAGTTAGGATACGCCAATATGCGTGCTCGTGTAAATAAAACTGAGTTCTGCGCTGAATTAGATCCCCATCTACTCAGTGGTTGGAATCACGTGCACATTGCCTCTGGCGCATTTATGTATACTAAAATGGCAGCGTGGATGTCGCATCATCAGCTGGCATATACCATACTAACTGATTTCGTGCCACACACCGGTGATATTCATTTATATACCACCCATGATCCCAAGTTCAGCTGGAGCAATAGTAAACGCATGACCAAACCTACTATCATTCGCGATTACCATAAATGCGTGGATAAGATGAGAACTGGAACTATCATTTCTCTGAGAAATAATGGTGAGACCAGTAGAATGAGCAACGAGATTTTGGTAAGCCATAATGTCCATGGACTGAATACTCCTGAGTTACAGGTGTGTCATGATATTTCGGTAGAGTCAGCACTCCGACCAGTTCCAACAATATATTCGTTCATTACCAAATGTTGGCTGGTACATCAGAATAAGACTGAGCACAGAAAATCCCTGAACCATATGTTTATGGCGCATCTGTTTTATCAGGTGATTATGCGAAGTGCCCTCAGAAGCAGGACATATAACAATGAGCGTGTAAATATATTCTGCATTGATCAGAACACAGCAGTAAACCTCATGGCTTATTTTGATGTAGTTGATAGTCACGAAATGGAATTCCTTGATAGTATAGCAGTGGCACCGGTAAATTATAAGAAAAAACAATCAGGTGCTGAAAGGCAGAGGAAATATATGGAGAAGAAAAGAGCCATGAATTCTAAATAGTCTACTAGTGACACGACCCTCTAAGAGTAATTTTATTATTATTTTCTTAGAGAAAAACGTCACTATTATAGCCTCTCTACGAGAGACTAACTAACTCGCTATCGCTCGTTAGTATTTTTTGTATATAGCTATAAATCTTATTCCCTTTCAAAAGACTACTTACGCCTATGTCCGCGTCACTCCAGGAATACCCACACAACAACGGCAATAAATAAAATATAGCAGGTTGTCTTCATGGACTAAATACTCTATGAAGACAACTAATAAGAACACCGTCAAGCACGAGACGCATAAAATAGTTACTAAACGCGCAGCAGTCACTGCACCTCATTTCGGCTACTATCACTGTGTGACATGCCGAAAATTCGTCACCTGGATTGACAAGGCGACATACTATGCTGAACAAGCTGAACAAGCCACCTCAGCTATCATGTGGTTCGGTAAGCATCAAGGCACGTCCATATCAGAACTATCAAATGAATACCTCGACTGGGTTCTGGTAAATGTCAACAAGCCCAACATGGAACCCCTGATCCAAGAATGGTCAGAACGCTACGGAATAAAAGCATAAATACCATACTAAGTATAAATATACAATGAAACAAATTAAAGAAACCAAACATTACCGAGCACATTGCTACTCTGAGACTGGAGTGAAACGACAATGCTTTCTCCCAATTGGAGATCCATTACCACCAACAATAGAAGGTTATTCACCATGGTGCAAAGGTGCTGGAGCAATGTCACCAAGTGTATTAGCTGCAACCAGAGCACGCAATCAAATTCTATTCGCAGGAGTGCCCAAAACACCAGAGCAGAAGGCAAAAATGAGACTTCGCAAATTGGGCGTTCCAAAAACTGAGGAGCACAAACTCAATATGGGTATCAGTCAACGCGCCCGATTAGCAAAAAAGGCGGCAGCATGACCAATCGCTACAAACTACAAGAAGGACCCGATCATATTGTATGGGTCAGTATCCAACCACTGATGGAAGATATCCGAGAGAAACTGGACTTCTACCTCAGCGTTCCCGCAGAGAACCTATTAGCTGATGACATTGACAAGATTGACTTCACCATCCTGAGTATGCGAGCAGTGTATGCATTCCTCGGATCATTGCTGACGGAACACACGCTGGTCAAGATGAAGGCAGAGGAATGAACTATCAACTCCTACAAGGCAACAATGTTGATGTGCTAAAACAATACCTTATCAAGTTAGTCACTCCTGCCATGGGTAAAGTATTAGATCCATTCAATGGCTCAGGTTCAACAGGCATGGCAGCAGTGGAACTCGGACATGAATACACTGGCATTGATCTGGATCAGCGCTATTTGGATATCAGTGCCAAGAGGATCGCGGCGTGGTATGAACTTTACAATACAACTTATAACCAACTATTCAAGGAAGAATGATGTATAAATCAATAGACCGACCCGCGAATCCCAAGATATCTGTGTTCAACCAGATGGCTACAGAACTCAGCCCACATATGACCGATGAGGAAATAGATGCTGTGGTGAGTTTTCAAATAACAATCCGCGACAGTAAATACGACATCAATCCCAGCATAGACGATTCTAAAACACAACTGAAATTAATTCTGGGTGAGACACGTTATCATCTAATCGTCCTCAAGTGGAAGATGAAAAATCAAAAACTTCTAAGCAGCTTCGGACTACTGAAATATCAACGCATCTCAGACGACTCGCTCTGGGACGGACTTGATCCAGAAGACGATCCTCTACACTACAGAAAAATATACACATGATAGATCCAAACATAGCTCCAATAGCTAAAAAGCGAATAAAGCCGCCAACTTCTGGTAGACAGAAGGGACAAACCAATAAGGTTCATCCTGCCCATCTGCTTGCGGACTTTCAGTTACAATCAGGAATGACATTTGAACAGTTCGTCAACAAACAGATCGTTACTGCCTACGCCGAAAAGAACAATGAGTTAGTTGCCCGATATATTCTGGGACTATCAAAATACTTCATCAGCGACATCGTCAAGGTGGATGTCACCAGCAATGGACACACAATGGGAGTTCAAGTAGTCATACTCCCAGCTGAAACTGGCGACACCTACGAGTGAGTAGTGTAGACATAAAGCTGTTCGGTAAACAAGTTGACATCTTCAATGATTGGGTCAACACCGATAAGCATTCAATCTGTATAGTACCAGCTGGCAGTGGAAAGACCTTCCTTGCCAGCATCTTCCTGCCTATTGCCGCTTCAGATGTGCGTTACCATAAAGACAAGGACATACTGTATCTGGCACCAACGCGGGAGATGATCAAGACGCTTATCTGGCCATCGTTAGTCAAGTCGTGTAAAGAATACTTCAATCTGAATGACGAGCACATAAACAATGGTGACCTCACGATCAAGTTCCCTAACGGTATATTCCTACGATGTAAATCAGCAGAACAGAGAGAGAACCTCAGAGGCATCAACGCTGGCATTGCCATCATGGATGAAGCGTCACTATACAATGAGGAAGCCCTACAAGAGATAACCAACCGACTAAGACCTAAAGTTGGCAGTGCAGATACACCAGGCAGAATGATCATCATCAGTACTCCGTATGGTGCTGGACCCTTATTTGAACTGTATAAAGCGGCACTTGCTAATCCAGATAAGTTCAGCGTGAGACATTACGACTGGAAGCAAATGAGGTCAGGCAGCGTGGAGTTCATCAAGGAACAACAGAAGATCCTATCACCAATGAAATTCGCCCAGGACTATCTGTGTAGCTTTGAGCAGGTGTCAGACATGTTCTATTACACATTCAAGCCACAGTTCCACACTACCGCTGTTGAGGATACAGGTGGTGAGCTCTATCACTTCGCCGACTTCAACAAGCGAATTGCCACCAGCATCATTGCCCGTGTAAACAAACCCCACACGCAAGAGGGAACAATAGAGGTGCTGAAGGCATACACAATTGATAACTGTGGCACTGAACAGTTGGCACAAGCAATCCGAGCAGACTGGCCAAGACGCCGCATCTGGTCAGTCATTGACATGTCAGGCACACATGTGAACAGAGACACCACCTCACCATTCGGCATCACCGACCGCATTCTCCTGGAAAAGTATGGCTTCGTCATCATGAACACCAACAAGAGCAATCCGCTCGTCAGTGACACCGACAATACATGTAACGCATTCATTGCTCAGGACAGACTGAAGGTGGATCATTTACAGACAAAACTTATTGAGGCTCTGAAGACATACCACTATGAGGATGGCACTCGCAAGAAGCTGGTCAAATATTCAGACAAGTTCGCATACATTGACGGACTTGGCGACTGCCTCCGATATGGCATCCATCATCTATTCCCAATTCAGCACAGTAATAAAGGCATACCCAACTATCAAACAATGGATCAACGATTTCACCATCGTCCTGGTGTGGAACATATGCCAGTATCACCAGTATATCCAGGTGGACCTACTTGGGAAGAATTACTAAAGGGTGATGATGTTGCTGACTACCAAACTTATTGAGAGACATATGCCTAAGAAATCTATATACACCGTGTGGGAAAGATTAAAAATGAAAACTGATGTGCCTATAGATCCTCAGGATTGTTGGTTGTGGCAGGGAGCTAAAAACAATATTGGATATGGCATGATCCGAGATGGTGATAAAATGAGAACGACACACAGAGTATCGTATGAATATAACCATGGTAATATACCAATAGACAAGGTAGTGTGTCATACATGTGATATACCAGCATGTGTAAATCCAGCTCATCTATGGGCCGGAACACGTAAAGAAAATGCCATGGATATGGTAGAAAAAGGTAGACAATCAGATTACAATCGTAAAGGTGGAACGTTGACGCCGGAGATTGTAGCAGCATTAGCTGCCGGTAAAGCGAAGGCAAAAGAAATGAGAAAACTAAACGGCACTGACTTTCCTAAGAAAGCAACACCTGAAGCTATAGCAGCAAGACTGGCGGGAAGTAGTAAAGCGCGTGACATCACCAAGAAGGCATTGGAGAAGCATCCACCCGCTACTGCCATCGACCTGCGCAAGTTAAAGAAAAAAGAATAAATACATATCAAGGATTACACGATGAAAAATAAAGAGGCTATCCAGAAATCACCGATATACCTCGCTATTTACGAGACTATGCTTACCTATCAATACGCTTATCTTGGCGGATTGGCATTCAAAAGCTATATTCGTAAGAAGCGACCAAGTGAGGATTCCGCATTGTGGAACGATCTGGTGAAGAACACAGTGGCACAACCAATCTGTCGGTATATAGTTGACACCATCAATGATGTGCTATTCGAGCCAGGCATCAAACGCACCATGCAATTCTGTACGCCAACAGGTGAATACATTGATCCCAAGAATACAGAATGGTCAGACCTAATGTTGCTGGATGCCGATCTGGATAACCGCGACATGACGGGTTTTATGGAAACTGTGTCCGACATGGCCAGCATCTTTGGTCAGTGTTGGGTATTCGTTGATATGCCAACAGCTTATGATAACACGGCTGGCAATGCTCGTCCATACTGCTGCGTATTCTCACCGTTAGATGTGTGGGACTGGTGTTGGGAGTTCTACAACGGTAAGGCAATGCTGGAATACATCAAAGTAAAGACTGGTGAGGATCAAGAGAACTACTACATCACCTGTTATCATCTGGGAGATGCCATATCACCAAGCTATTGGAACTCATGGGAAGTGCCAAAGAATGCTGTTGGTGTATCGCTGGAAACAGACGCCACACTGGTAGCAGAAGGTGTATTCCCTATAGGCATGGCACTACCAGGGTTCATTGCTTATGGACGACGCGATCCACGCACCAGAGACGTTGGGGTAAGCGACATTGACTCAGCCACAGACGCCATGCGCGAACACTATAAGCTGGAGTGCGAAGCGTATTCAAGTATACAATTTGCCAAGACAATCATCCGTGCTGATCCAGGTGTTTCAGTTCCTGTGCACGCTGGTGCTATCGTCAGAGCAACGCAGGGACAGATTGAGACCATACCTGTTGATACAAACGATGTCGACAAGATCATTGCCAAGCAGAATAACATTCTCGCCGATATAGAGGCACTGTGTGGACTCGGTGGACTTCGCAATTCGCGAAATCAAGTTCAATCAGGTGTCTCAATCATCGAGGAACGCAAGACACTACACCGTGTTGCTAAGGCCAAAGCCAGATTGATGGAAGTGGTAGAGGAAAACATATGGACATTCGCCGCACGATTCATGGATGTGCGATGGGCAGGTGACGTCAACTTCAACACCGACTATGAAGCGTTTGATACCAACTATCGTATGGCACTGATGACGCAAGCTAAACTCTTGGCTCCAGGCAATGCCATCGTTGATGCCATGGTTGCCAAAGAGGTTATCGCAATGCTGGCACCTGATCAAG